ATCCGATTATCCAGATGCGCCAAAAGGAACTCCAGATCAGGGAGATGGAGACGATGGCTAACATCGAGGACAAGAAGGAGCGTTTGAAGCTTGACTACGCAAAGATGCAGGAGCGTAACGCGGTTGAGCGAGAGCGGATCACAACCAACGAGCGTGTTGCCGATGACAGGATCGAGGCAGAGATTGTCAAGGAAGTGATGTCTGGCGATCAGAAGCTGAGCGAGGAAGAGTCTCGCGAGAGAATTGAGAAAGCCAAGATTGGTGTAGAGATTGCGGAGATCGTGACAAGAGATAATTCTGGAGACCGCTAATGGATCCAGTAATCAAAGCCATATTGGAAAAAATAAAGGAGATTAGAGTTCTTCACGAAGAGAACTTGATTGACGGATCCTTGCCTACTTTCGATGAATACAGGCACGCTTGCGGTGTCATCAAGGGAATGTCAATGGTTGAAAGAGAAATCAAAGATTTCGCAAGTTCTATTGGAGAAGCTTTATAGCTCGTCCGTCTGGACGCTTGGGTAACGACAACACCCATTCAAGTTGTTGCAATTAGAGGTAGGTATGTCTGAGGCAATTCAGTACAGCGATGAAAGGCCAGAGAGTGCGACAAAGCTTCCAGATCCATCAGGGTTTCGGTTGCTAATAGCACTTCCAGAAGTTAAGGAAAAAACAGAAGGGGGAATTGTCATTCCCAGTGAGCGTCGTGACGCAGAGGCTACGGCAAGTATCGTTGGATTTGTTCTCAAGACAGGTCCGGACGCTTACGGGAGCAAGGATAGATTTCCTACTGGCCCTTGGTGCAATAAAGGTGATTGGATTGTGATGCGTGCGTACTCAGGTACGCGACTCAGTATCCACGGCAAGGAGTTCAGAATTATTAACGATGATTCAGTGGAGGCGGTCATTGATGACCCGAGAGGAGTGGCAAGAGTATGAGTGCGCCTCTTGACGATTTGATGGGTAATGAACTTACTGAGCATGTGATTGTTAATGAACCGGACGAGGAGATTGAAATATCTGTTGTTGATGACCGACCAGAAGAGGATCGTGTAGAGCCACGAAGTTCTGACACCTCTGATGATGATTCAGAGATTGAGGTTGTTGGCGGCAGGGCACAAAAGAGGATCAAGAAACTCAAGTACGAGTTTCACGAAGAGCGTAGATCTAAAGAGGCTGCCAATAGGACTCGCGATGAAGCGGTTTCCTATGCACAGCAAGTAGCCAGTGAAAACAATGAGCTTAAATCTCTTTTGCAGAGGGGTGAAAAGGTCTTGCTTTCAGAGATCAAAAGTAGGGCCGATTCGGATCTTGTTCAGGCTAGGACAGAATACAAGGCCGCATATGAGGCTGGTGATCCAGATAAACTGGTTGAGGCACAAGAGGCTCTTACTCGTTCTCAGTATGACAAAGAGGTGGCGGAACGGACTATCCCGTTGGGTACTCCAGCGCAAAAACGTCCTGCACCACCACCTAGGCAACGGCCACAACAGCAAGCTGATCCTAAACTCAAGGGGTGGCTGCAAGAGAATAAATGGTTTGGCGACGATAAGGAGATGACTTCATTTGCTTACGGCGTCCATGAAAATCTAGTCACAAACGAGGGGGTTGATCCCCGAAGTGATGACTATTACAAGAGGATTGATGATCGTTTACGGTCAGTATTTCCAGATAAGTTCGGTGGCGAAAACGGTGCGGAGGAGCCCGCTGCGAGTCCCCGAACAAGAACAGTGGTAGCTTCGGCGAACAGATCGTCAGGCAGACCTCGCAAAGTGCAGTTGACCTCCACCCAAGTCGATCTCGCGAAAAGGCTGGGTATCACACCAGAGCAATACGCCAAACAACTCCTGAAGGAGAGGTAGTAATGACTGAATCGCGCAGTAAGGGAAACGAGGATCGCAGCCGCGATCTAGAGACCCGCGAAACGGAAAAAAGACCAACGCCGTGGAAGCCAGCACCCTTGCTTCCGAATCCCAACCCCAGAGAGGGTTTGGATTTCCGCTATGTGAGGGTGTCTATGCGAGGGGTGGCGGATAACGTAAACGCCTCCCAAGCATTCCGAGAGGGATGGGAGCCTGTCTTGTCGGCAGACTATCCAGAACTCAAGGTTGTTTCAGATCGAGGTAGCGACTATCCAGACAACGTAGTTGTCGGTGGTCTTCTTTTGTGCGCCAGACCTTCTGAGATCGGAGAACAGATCGCAGAATACGCACAGAGGGAAATGCGAACCCAGATGGACGCCGTTGATCAAAACTACTTCAGAGAACAAGATTCGCGAATGCCTTTGCTCCGACCGGAGCGAAGCTCGCGAGTCACATTTGGCGATGATTAGGCAATAGAAGTTCTATTGCTGGCTATCGCTGGATCTTTTAGGAGATAGCCAAATGGCTGGAAATGGTTTTAGACCCATTGGCATTGAAGGGAGGGGGTACAACGGACAGTTGACCCCGTTCTGGATTGCCAAAAACTATGGCACCAGTATTTTCAACGGCGACCCCGTGATGGCGGTTGCCGATGGGACCATAGAGGTGATCAATTCGGTCGTCGATATGAACCTTGGAAATATGGTTGGTGTATTTATGGGCTGTCAGTATGAGGACTCAACTGGTACGCCGACGTGGAATCAGTATTACCCTGCAAGTCAAAACGTAGATGGTATTATTGCGTATATTGCTGGGACTGACCCACTGACTACATATCAAGCGAAGTTCTCAGCTTCTGGTGTGGATGGCACGCAAGTGCGTGCTGCCATCGGTTTCAATTTTGATATTGATGTGACAGACGTTGGCGACACTACCACTGGTAATAGTGGTTACGCTCTGGAGACGGTAGGTGCAGCCGAAACTACCGCAAACTTCAGATTGGTCGGCCTCACAAATACCGATGGTGGTGATAGCCCGAGTACGGCTTCTGCAACCACCACTTACACTCACGGAATTGTAATTGTGGAGCCCACGTTTCACATGTATTCCAATTCAACTGGTATCTAAGAAAGGAGTAAATAGTTATGGCGATTTCACGAGCGCAAATGATGAAAGAACTCCTTCCTGGGCTCAATGCCTTGTTTGGGTTGGAGTACTCGTCTTATGACAATGAGCATGAGGCGATTTACGAGACAGAATCCTCGGATAGAGCATTCGAGGAAGAAGTTAAATTGGCTGGGTTTGGTGCCGCGCCAGTGAAGTCCGAAGGTTCTGCTATCGCTTACGATACGGCGCAAGAGAACTTCACTGCACGTTACACCCATGAGACTGTTGCGATGGGATTCTCGATTACGGAAGAGGCTGTCGAAGACAACCTTTACGATTCGGTTTCCGCTCGCTACACGCGGGCACTTGCTCGTGCGATGTCTCAGACCAAGCAGGTCAAAGGCATGTTCCCGTTGAACAATGCGTTCCTTACCACCAACTTTACTGCTGGTGATAATGCTGCGCTTTGTTCTACTGCGGGTCATACTCAGATCGATGGTACGGCTATTCGGAACCGACTCACGACGGCTTCGGATCTCAATGAAACTTCGCTGGAGCAGGCGGTCATCGACCTTTCTGACTTCACGGATGCTCGCGGTCTCACGATTGCGGCGCGTCCTAAGCGACTCATTGTTGCACCGTACAACCAATTCGTTGCCACTCGCATTCTCGATTCGGAACTCCGATCCGGGACCGCAGACAACGATCTCAACGCTCTCCGGACTAACGGAACAATTCCAGAGGGTTATTCAGTGAACCACTTCTTCACGTCAGCGAACAAGAAGAATTGGTTCATTATCACCGATGTCCCGAACGGCATGAAGCACTTTACGCGAACGCCGCTCACTACGGGCATGGATGGTGACTTTGATACTGGGAATGTCCGATACAAGGCTCGCGAACGATACTCGTTCGGTGTCTCGGATTACCTCGGTATCTTTGGCAGTGGCTCTGTGAGCTAACGAATCGAGGGAGGGGAGGCCCAAAGCTTTCCTTCCCTCTGTTTGTTTAAGGTGCTTAACGCGGGCGCATGTAGCGTTCCGTAAACCAAAGCCTGTCAGACTTAAACGACAGCACACGGACTGACGGGTTAGTTGTGTGCAAACGAGGTAAATGAAAATGGGACAGTCAACTTTTAGTGGGCCGGTTAAGTCGCTTGGTGGGTTTTACTCATCAGGCAAGAAGTCTGTTATAGACGTTCCGGATACGACCGCTAGTTTTACGATTGGTACTACGTCTGGATATGATGTGGTGGATTATGCAGGTAAGCTGATTACGCTCAGCGATGCAGCCATGACCATCACTCTTCCCACCATCAGTGCAGCCGACCCCGTAGATGTTACTGATCCTAATCAGTTGAATAATCTTGGACTGATTTTCCGGTTTCTCGTGGTGCTGGAATCCACTGCCATGATCATAAACTGTGGAGGTACTGACGTTTTTACGGGCGGTGTTCATATCGGTGTTGACAATACTGCGACGACTGACTGGCAGATTCCTGCTGCTTTGGATAATACGTTTACGATGAACGGCACTACCCAGGGCGGTAATGTTGGTAGTTATGTGACATTTGAGGCCGTAGCGGCCCTTACTTGGCTTGTCCAAGGGAACTTGGATGGTTCGGGTATTCTTGAGACTCCGTTCACAACAGTCTAGCTAGGATGACCAGGGGCACCTTCGGGTGCCCCGTTCTCTTGAGGAATAATGAGAGATCCCTATTGGTACTCAGAACTAAATCCAGGGACGCGGGAGATTGTCGATCAGGCTCTCCATATCGTCCTTGGATTTCTGATTACAATTTTCATTGGATCGTATGTTTCAATGGTGGCTCTCTTCATTAGAGAGTTTTGTATCCAATGGCCTATCAAGAGAACAGCAGACACGAGGATGGATATGGCTTTTTGGATTGGCGGTAGCGGGTTTGCTGAGTTAGCGGGGATGATTAGTTGATCTATCCAGCCGATGTAAAATGTAGTTTTACGGCTTCCGTATCCCAGTCTACTATGGGTATAACTGAGTTGATTTCTAGACCTTGTGTAGTTAAGTCTATCACGCTTAGTATTACGGCTGATGCGCATGATGTTACTTTAGCTTACATCTTATTATATGATGGAACTACAACGCTTATGCAAGTTCTAGATAATGGGGTTCCTGTGTATTTAGAATCTGCGGCTACTATGATGTTTCCGTTAGCAGGGTTAAGGATAGAAGACAGTTTTGGTATTGGCGTGAGGGTTGATGCTGGAACTACAACTAAGGCAAAAGGAATAACGGTTCTTTACCAAGGATGAGTGTTAATTGAAACCTTCTTATGTTCTTAGCGCGTTTGTGGTTCCAACCTTTGCCAGCCCAACCGTTGCTGTAAAAGGTATCGATATAGATGATTCTGGGCGGTGTAGAATTTTCTCACTGAGCTGGCTTCCGGTGTCAGGATACGCTGCTGATGACGCTGTGGGAATCCAATTATATAGTGGAGATCCATCTGGTGGCGATCCACCCTTATATCAGAATGAATACTATGCGCCGGGGGTTGCGGGGCCTATTAATTGGAGTGTGTTTGTTTTTCCAGAGATACCCAGTAATGGTATTTTGTTTTCTGATGATGTGTGGGTGCAGGGTACTGGTATAGGTATATCTGCGGCGACCCTAAACTATCAGGTGGGTTGAACTTTGGAACAATCTGGATACTCGTCAGTTAAAGTTAGCAATATTGTAATACCAGTTTCTGGAACGAGGACTATATTTTCATCTAGCTTGCCTACTGCTTTTCGTTTGTACGGTTTTTCTGTGTGGGTTCAGTCTCTTCTGGCTGGTGTCTACTTCAGGCTTTACGATGGTGATAGTACTACTGATCCGCTTTGGAGTATTAGATCTCAATCTCGGGTGACGGGTTGGAATAATTTTGATTTAATGTTGCAGGATGATTCCTATATACGCATTGATGACGGATTATATATAGAGATAGAATATTCTGGGGTGTTCACAAAAAATATTGCAATGAATGTGTTTTACTAATGAGACAATGTAAGACTTTTTCAAACATATATAATTCTACAAACACGACAGCCTATAGTAATACGGTAGATGTTGTACCCTCTGGAACAAGATGTGTTCTTGGTGTGTTCTGTTTAGATTTATCTGCTGGAAGTGGTGAAATTTCTGGTGGTGGTCCGCCCGCATCCTATACATTCACAGATCTTCCCAGAGTTGCTTTCCAGTCTATTGATGCTTCCTTCACCACTAAGTTTGTTGTTCCAGTAGTTTATTCCCAGCAAACTCTTTTAAATTGGGGACGTGCTAGGTCTGGTGTTCCTAACAAGGTTCCGGGTCCGGGGATTCTTTTTGACGATGGATTGAGGTTAGAGATAGACATTCCTGTCGGTGATAGTGGTACAGATAAATCTCTTTTCGTGTCCATCAACTTGATATATTCGGTTTAGTTATGAACGATTATTGCAATGTTTACTATACAAATGCTCCATATAGTGTTGCTGGCGTACCATCGTCGGAAGAGAAAATAATTTCAGGTCGCGTGGCTGTTCATGGAATTCTTGCCTATGTCAAAGGTCCGGGCAGCGCGAACGTAATGGACTCTAGGCCGTTGTACTTATCGGGTTCTGCTGGAGGAGATCCTCTTTTCAAGTTTGTGTTCCCTGATTTTGTGAATGCGAGGATTTTGGGAAATTACCCATTCAACATTGGTGGTGACGGAATCTTGTTTGAGGATGGAGTTTATTTTGGGGCAGATACAACTGCAATGGATGGTTCGTCCACGAACACTACGATGATTACACTTCTAATATATTTTACGGGCGGAGCCCTGACTTAATGAATCGAGTACAGCCGATCATCAGAGAAATTATTGTTGGAATAGCTGATGCCTGATGAAAAGATCGATGCTGTACTGCGAGAGCTACAAGCAGGACGCGAGCGAGATGCAGACGCGGAACGTAGAAATGATGCTGCCTCGTCTGC